CACCGGGGCGCGGAGCTGCGAGAACGGGGACACCCAGTCCGACTCCGCGCCGAAAACCTCATACGTCACCCCGGCCCGGGTGATCCGGTCCAGCGGCGAGACCACCGTCCCGGCGGGCAGGTAGCATTCGGCGTCGGCCGTGACTTCCTCGGCGCCCTGCGTCGCCTCAGCGGTCTGCCCCGGCACCCACGCGCACCCGGGGATGTCCTCCGGCGTGTAGGTCAGCACGGCGTCGTTGTAACGGTCAGTGCCGGACTGCGAGGCGCGCAGCAGCGTCACGGTCTGCCCGTTCACAGGTGCGTCCCGCTGCGCGTCTGCACGGTCTTCAGCGCGCCGAGCCGGAAATCCTTCAGCCCGGCCAGGTCCGCGGCCGACAGGGCCACCGCGACACCGCCGCCGGACTTCTCCAGCCGGTAGGAGTAGGGGCCGATGGTCTCGGACAGGATCCCCGCGGCCTGCGTCGGCGCCATCAGCACCCCGACCACCGCGTTGGCGGCGACAGAGACCACCTCAGGCGGGTACTGCGCGTAGCCCCAGTCCCGGTTGACCCGGTAGGTGCCCTGGTAGGCGCCCTGCTCCCACCACACCTCGGGAACGTTGATCACCGGCATCTGCGACCACAGCCGCACCGTGTCGATGCCGTCGAAAGCCCACAGCGGCACCGTGAAGTCCGGCAGCCCCGGCGACCCGCCGATCGCGGTCACCGAATGGACCGCGGTCGTCGTCCGGTCCGGGAACCTGATCACCCCATGCGGCGCACGGAAGATCATGTCCTCGGCTGTGTGCAGCTCGAAGTCCCGCCGGCAGTACCGGCGGATCTGCGCGGAGGCGTCCGCGAGGAGCACCTGCGCGCGGATGGCCTCAGGGTCGGTCAGGGGCCGGCCGATCCGCGCGGCGATGTCATCGGTGGTGGCCAGGGGATCAGGCATGCCGGACCCCCTGACTGCTGCCGTGACATCGCCGCGCGGACCGGGACCGGGTCAGGACTTGATGACGCCGAACGGCCACCGCAGCGCCGTGCCGGAGCCGTCGATGCTCAGCGTGGGCTCCATCACGGTGACCGGGTTGGCGGTCGCGTACGCCATGCGCATGGTCAGCCGCATGGCGATGGAGTCCTGCTGCATGAGGTTCAGCACGACGTTGCCGGAGTCGTCGCTGATCACACCCTCGGTGAACAGCTTGAACGAGATGTCCTGGCGGATGCCGACGACGGCCTTCGTCCAGTCACCGGCGATCAGCTGGGCCTTGGTGGCGTCCCACGAGCCGTTTTCCGGCATCATGATCGGGAAGCCGTACAGCTGGCCGTTGCCGGGCACCGCGGACTGCATGTCGGCCTGGTAGATCGGGGCGCCCTGCACGCTGCGCAGGCCCGCGAGCCGCCAGTTCAGGCCGGGCCGGCCCGCGAACCCGCGGACCGTGTACCCGGTCTGGGACATCAGGTCGCCCAGCGCGGCGACGGACTGGCCGAAGTCAGCCGCGCCCTGGGTGCCGGCGTTGTCCAGGAAGCCGTCCGGGATGAAGTTGTTGGCGGTGTTCGCGCCGGTGTAGATCGCCGTACCCCACGTCGAGGGCTTGTTGGTGCCCCAGAACACGGCCGCGTCGATCACGGCGCCCAGCGCCTCAGTCATGCGCGGCTGGACCTGGCCCCAGATGTCCACGTCCGCGTCGGCGGCGTAGGACTCGGGAACCGGCACGATGACGGCCAGTTCCTCCACGACCAGGTTGACGTTCTTCCACGCCTGAGCGGCAGTCTGCTTCATACCCGTGTCACCGGAGACGAAGTAGGCGGTCGGCAGGACGTCCAGGACGGGCAGCCGCTGGGTCTTGGACGACAGCGGCATGTGGGTCATCAGGCTCAGCGCGGCTGACGCCTTGGGGAGTTCCTGGAAGATCTGGTTGGACAGGGGCTCCGGGACCAGGGCGTCAGAACCGCTGCCTGCCCGGCTGATGAGCGAGTTGTACGTGGTCATGCCTGTGTTGGCCTTCCTGTTCGGTGCAGCCCGGCATGACCGTGCTGCGGTGAGTTACCGGCGTGCTTCGAGCGCCTGGCGGATGAAGGAGTTGCCGTCGAAGGCCGCGTCCTGGCCGGCGGGAAGCGCACCGGGCCGCATGGACTCGACGGGGCGCTGTGAGCGCGCGGGAGCCTGCGGCGGCGTGCCATTGCCGTTTCCGTTGCCGTTGGCCGCGGTGATCGCGGCGAGCCGCGCGGCGACCTGCTCCTCGACGCGGGTGTTGATGACCGAGGCGATCTGCTCGGCGCTGGCGGTGATCTCTTCCTCACTGGTGCCGCCGATCAGGTCGATCAGCTCGGCCGGCAGGCTGTACTGCGCGGCAGCGAGAGTGCGGTGGTAGCGGCCTTCGACCTCGGCGGCCCGCCGTTCGGCCGCAGCGGCGCGGTCGGCGAGCTTCTGCGCCTCGGTCTTGTCCCGTTCCTCGATCTCGGCGAGCTTCTGGGCGGCCGGGGAGAGTTCCTTGACCCGCGCCTCGTTCTTGCGTGACAGGTCGCGCCACTTCTTGACCTCGGCCTGTGCCTTGGCTAGCTGGGCTGCGGCGTCGTCACCGCAGTCGCCGTCACCGTCGCCGGAGAGGGCTTCGGTGAGCATGTCCTCGGCGCCGCGGTCAGCAACACCCGGCGTTGGCGGGGCTGGCGCCGCAGGAGCGGCTGCTGCGGGATGGGCCTGGGTCTGCGGGTCCGCTGCCGTTCCGGCGTCGGTCCCTGCGGTTTCGGTCATGGATCGGGCTCCCGTTCCGGGATTCGCGCAGCAAAAAAGCCCCGCGCCGTTCCGGCTGGGGCCTGCTGCTGGTGGTAGTGCTGTTACCGGTTGGCCGGCTCAGTCGCCGGGGCTCTTGAGGGTGCCGTCCGCGTTCCAGGAATCAGGCAGACGCGAAGTCAGCCCCAGCGCCCGCGCCCTGGACGCGATGAACCTGCGGACCTTGGCCCGCGCCTCTTCGGTGTTGGGGCGGACCCGGCCGACCGCGCGGACGGCGTTGTCCAGGTCATCGGCGTTCCTGATCTGGAACCTGGGCCGGCCCCCGGCCTGCTGGGGTGGCATGGCCTTCCCCTGCTTCTGGAGGTTGCGCATGGTTGCCATGTCAGGAGTGGCCACGGTCGTTCTCCCGGGTCGGCTGAGGGGCTGGCGGACGAGAGGGTCAGCGCCGGCGGTGCGCTGGATGGACGAGCCGTAGGAGGCCATAGGCGTGGCACCTCCGGCTACGGTTGGCGGCATGACCGCGCCGGCTGAGCCGCCTTTCAGGTGCCCCTGCTGCTGCCGTGTCTCCTGGCACCCCGAGGATGTGCGCTGGGGCTACTGCGGCGGCTGCCACTGGTGGACCGGTGATCCGGAGATACAGGCACTCCATGACAGGAGTACCTGTCAGGCTGCGAACTCCTCGGAGCCGAGGACGCCGGGGTTGCGTGATTCCCAGTAGCGGCGCCAGGCGCGGAGCGCGTCCTTGCCGGACAGGCCGCGGGTGACCTGGTCCCACTGGCGGCGCAGGTCGTTGTGGGCCAGCGCCTCAGCGTCCCTGGCGGAGAACACGGGCATGGCCGTGCACCGGCAGTGGTTGTGCGCCTTGAACCCGGCCGACTGCTGTGTCCGGTAGCTAGCGCCGCGGCTCGCCAGCATCGCACAAAAAGCACAGGGGTTCGCCGCGGTGACCCGCATCCACGCGACCGCTTTGTCATCGGCGCCGACCGCGCGCAGGACCGCCTGCCGGGCGCCGTTGGTGATCAGCCGCTGCGCCGCGCCGGACAGGATCACACCCGTGTTCTGGTTGGCCAGGGGCAGCGGCTGCGCGGCTTTAAGCCGGCCCAGCAGCCCGTAGGGCCCGGTCGAGTCCAGGGTGATCCCGATCAGTTCCTCATCGGGCGGCGGCACGGGCGGGAACGAGAACGACGCGGTGATCCCGGCGGCGAGCCGGGCCTGCCGGTAGTACGCCTCCGCGGCGGCCACGGACATCGCGAACCGTGCGCGGATCAGCGCCGCCAGGCCCACCTTGACCGCCGGCCAGGACGCGAGGATGTCGGCCAGGTTCAGGGTGCCCCACAAAGCGAGGATGTCCAGGACAGCCTGCGCGGCGAACAGCGCCTCAGCGTTGCGGAAATCCGTGGCCTGCTGCTGCTGGACGGCCAGCGCGACCGTGGGCTGCGCCTGCGGGACGACGAGCCCCGGGGTGGTCATACGCCCGGGGTGCGGGTCAGCGCCGGCGCCTGGAACGGCCCCTCAGGCGAGGGGTTGTCGGTGGGCTGCTCCTGGCGGGTCATCTGCTGCTCGACCAGCTTGTTCAGCTCGGACAGCGCACCGGAGGCGGTCGCTGCGGCCTTCCACCGGTCCACGTCATCGGCGGTGGTCCCCGGCACCCGCTGCCACAGTTCGGTCGCCGGCACGCCGAGCATCTGCGTCAGCTTGCCCAGCGCGTCCACCGTCGCCGCGAACGCCTTCCCGCCGGTGTCGCGCCACACGATCACCGCGGCCAGGTCGTTCCACCCGGCCATGTCCCCGGCCGCCTTGGATGCCAGGCGCAGGGTCTGCTTGTGCGGCTCGTTGAGGACGCCCTGGGTTTCCTCGACCTTGCGGTCCAGCGCATCCCTCGTGGCGGCCAGCGCGTCGCTGCTGAGGTTGACGAGCTGGCACAGCAGGTAGTACGGGGGAAGCTGGGAGATCGTGGACATGTGCTGGATCGTCGCCTCAGCACTCTTCAGGAACCCGCCCAGGTCGGTCTGCCCGAACTCGCCGAACTTTGTGTCAGCGTCCTCCGCGACCCACAGCCGGTCGATCGCCGCCTCGAACGGCGCCTGCGCGCGGCCGTCCTCATCCGCGGCGACCATCCCCGTCACATACCGCTGGCGGAACGCGCCGAACTGCTGGGCGATCAGCCCGTTGAAAACCGTCGAGTTCAGCTGGTCCTGCAACGGGATAAGCGGCTCAACCTCGCCGCGCACATCCGTCTCACCATCCAGATCGACCTGGTGCAGGTAACGGACCACCGGGCACACACCCAGGCCGTGCTCGCTGACCACATCCGGTTCGCCGAGCAGCACCAGTTCCTCGCTGTCCGGCCACGCCAGCTGCCCGCCGCCCGCCCGGCCGGTCAGCACGTACACATTCGTGTCGTCATACAGCCGCACCAGCAGCTTCGCGGTGCCCGGACCCTCGACCACGGTTTCCTCAACCGCGTACACCGGCCACTCATCATCGACCGCGTCGGCGTACAGCGCCGTCATCCGCCGCGGCGACACCGGGCGGATCACCGGCTGCGGATCACCCGGCAGCACAACGGTGTAGGCGATGCCGTACTCGCACACCTTGCGGTGCAGCCCGTGCTGCCGGCTGCCCATCCGGTTGGCCTGCCAGATCCGCCACGGCCCATCATCGGGCGGCGGCGCGGCCTGCGCCTGCCGGTGCGCGTCTTGCGCGCCGGCCAGGATCGACCGGGCCTGCTCGTGGTCACCAGCGTCGATCGCGTCCCGTGCCGCGGCCAGCGCCACAGCCACGTCATCCACGATGTCCGCCGACGCCGAGGGCCGGAACCCGTCCACGTGCAGGTTCTGCGCCACCGACGCGACGATCAGCGGCAGGAAATTGACCACCGACTGGCGCTTGAGGTGGTTGTACTCATCCCGCGCACCCGCCGGCGCGTACACACTGGGATGCTTGCCGTGCACATAGTCGCTGATCCGCCGCAGCCGCGCCTGCTCCCTGCTGCGCATCGACAGGATCTTCGCGGCGAGCTCGGGGATGTCCTGCGACCGGGCCCGCGGCGGAGCGTCCGCGTCCGCAGTGGTCATCAGCGACACGCACGCCCCCAGGTCAGGTCAGCGGAACCCGCGGACAACACCAGTGCGCGGCTTGACAGGCTTCTTCGCGTTCTCTGACGCGAGGTACAGGCGGCGCACCATCCGCGCGCCGACCACGCACACCGCGGCGTCGATCTTGTCCGGCGAGTCCGGCGTCTTTTTCGAGATCGACACACCCGAGCGGTTGGGATGGTTGCGTGCGTTGGCGATATGCCTAGCCACCCGCGAATCGCCATCATGGGTGAACGCGAGATTCCCCGGCCTGCTCTCGGTGATCTCCGTCAGCGTCAGCTCGCACGCCAGCGTGAAATCGTGGACGTGCGAGCGCATGTCCCACGCGATGGCCTGCGGGTCCTTGCCACCCGGGACCGCCATGATCTTCAGCCGGTCCGCGTACAGATCCGGCCAGGTGACCTTGGTGTGCGCTTCCCATTCCTTGACATCCGCGAAGAACGCCACCGGGTTCCACCGGTCGAAAGCGCGAGCCACCGCGGCATCCACCTGGTCAACCGGGACATGGAAACCGCCGCCGGCCTCATGGCTGCCCTCGGGCTCCCACACGTCGATGCAGAACACGTGCCCGGACTCGATATGGCAGCCGATCAGCGCCGTCGCGTCGCGGGACAGCGACCCGTCGAAGAACAGAGCGATCTCATCGCCATCGGGAACCGGCACCGTGGGATCCGACAGGACAGCCCACTCCTGCGGCGTCGTCCACGCGTCGGCTGCGACGGTCGGCCAGTTCAGGTACTTGCGCTTGGAGTCGTCCGGCGACGCCCGCGGATCCCAGATCCGGGTCAGGATCGGGTCGATCTTCTGCCACCAGCAGTCACCGTAGGCGAACTCCAGGCCGTGGCGCAGCGAATCCTCATCAGCCAGATCGGTATCCGGCGGCGCGATCCGTGCGTCGTACAGGACGGCGCCCTTGCCGCGGGTGCGGCCCTCTTCCTGCGCCAGCCACGAATCGTATGTAGCCTCAGCGACCGAGCCGATGCCCGGCTTCCACGCGTTCGAGGTTTCCAGCGATCGGTTCCCGGACTTGGCCAGGTTGTCCTCGATCGTTGCCGCCAGATCTGGGCCGCCGTTGCCTGGGAGAAACCATTCGGTCTCATCCAAGATCACAAAACTGGCCTCAGCGCCCTCAGCCGCGCTCGCCGACGAGGTGATGACCTCAAGGACACCCTCGGGCGCCTTGTAGTAGACCGTCTTGCCGGGGTCCAGGCTGAACTCCCGGACTACACGCGAACCCTTAGGGGCGAGCGCCCGCACCATCCGCATGGTGTTCTTGGTCTGGCTCTCGGCGGTCGCCGCGATCTGGATCCAGGGCATATCCACCGGCTTGCCCTTGCAGCCACCAGGCAGATCCGGGTCGAAATCTTTCAGCCGGACAGGGGCGCAGAGCTCCGCGAGCCCTAGCAGGGCAGCGAACGGCGACTTCCCCGAACCTTTGCTGAGCCGCCGGGCCCCGTGATGGAACAGCCACGCACCGGCCTCATCAACTGCGTACCACCACAGCAGGAACCGGACCTGGCTCTCCACAAACTCCCAGCGGCGGCCGGCATGCGGGCCGTTCGGGTGCTTGAGGTAGTTCGCAGCCCAGGCGATAACTTCCCAGCCGAGAGTCAGTTCCGGTATACCCGGCGGAAGCGTAACCAGGCGGTCCTGGGGCGGTGCCAGCGATTCTGCGGTCAGGCCGACGCCGGGCTGCGCCACATCAGGCACTCCCGAGCTTCTGCCGCCACGCATCCATCGACGCAACGGCGGCGTCAGCGTCAGGGTTGGCGGGCTTCTCGCGCTCCAGTTCCAGCCGCAGGCGACGGCGGTCGCCCTCGGTCACCAGCAGCCGGGCCATCAGCGCATCCCACGAAGCGAACATCACCGCCGAGGGCTTGCCCGACAGCATCTGATCCGACATCACCTGGCAGCCGACCCTCAGCATCCCCCAGTCCGAGGGCTCATAGAAAGCCGACTGGCCCGACTCGGCGATGTCGCCGTAAAGCTCACGGATCAGCTTGTGCCACTCCGGGTCAGCGGGGCGCGGCCTGCGGCGCCGCGACGTTCCCGCTGCGGCCTTCGTGACCGGGCCGGCCGGGTCAACGTTGCGGCGGCGCCGCTGATCGCTGCGCTGCGGAACCGGGCCACGGCTACCCACGGTTTACCTGCATGTGCATCATCCCGTTCCGGGAAACGGCCCGTTCCGGGCCATGTGCGGGCACGCCAGAGCACCCGGTGCCGTTCCGGCTCCGGGCAGTCAGCGTGGTAGTGCGGTCTATCCGATCAGGAGAAGCTGCTCCCCGCCTCCGCGGTCGCCTTTGAGGCAGTTGCACAGGAAATGTGCGCACTGGACGTTCGCCGGCTCATGCGTCCCGCCTCTGGCCAGCGGAACGATGTGATCCAGGACCGGTGCCTTCGGGTGCGGGGCGACTGCTTTACGATTCACGGGCTTGCTGCACAGCCGGCAGCGCCACCCGTCCCGCTCGAAGATCCGTACACGCCAGACATCTTCAACGTAGGCGGCGCGCTTGAGGGCCCGGCGCCGCCGCTTGGCCAGCCGGACCGAGCAGGCGGCCGAGCACGTCCTGGTCTGCGGCTGGTCATGGACGAACCATGTGCTGCACTCCGGGCACTCACCGGCATACCAACGGCGCCGCAGCGGCTTCAGCGCTACCAGGGCAGGTATACGGCGCAGATGACGCGGGACAGGCGCCGGATGAAGGACGACCTGCGAGCGCTCAGTGCGCTCACGCTCGATCCGGCAGCGATCCGAGCAGAAACGGCCATCGAACCGGCCCGACACCCAGGTTCCACCGCAGTTCTCGCAGGTGTGCGGCCACTGGCGCGACTTGTTGGAACAGGTGCCTGAACAGAAGCGGGCACGCGGGTTGCGGCCCGTCCACGCAGTGCCGCAAACCTCGCAGGTGAGCTCGTAGGTATACGTCCCGCTGAGCCACTGCCCTGTCGCAGCCTTGTGATCAGCCTGGCGCTTGCGCGTCGCCTCGCTACAGCACACTTTGCAGCGGCTCTGGAACCCGCTGCTGGAACTCCTGTTGCGGCCGAATGCCTCCAGCGGCTTCCGCTCGCCGCATCCGGGGCAAACTTTGTCCACGCTGACCATTTTCGCAGGCCACGCTGACATTTTGCATGGGCGAGCAAGCGCCTGCACGCTTGGAAACCCGTACGGACTGGCTGGCGCTGTACGAGGGCGGCCGGCGCCGGCTGTCGCTTGGGGCCACCCTCCCAGGGTGGGCGCGGCCGTGGCTGTGCGTGCGGCTGGAACGGTGCCAGCGTGCGGCGGTGGGCGGTGGCCAGATGGGTGCTCGTGCGGCGTGCGTCCATCACAGGGCCATCCGCGGGGGGGTGTCCTGTAGGGATGGCGGCCGGGCGATGGTCGGCCCTGGCCTGGCCGTGGCCGGAGGGTAGCAGGGCAGGGTGGGCGTCGGCTGGGGCCGCCTGGCAGCTGCCTAGCCGAGCTCAGCTAACGGTGTGCCCTGCTGGTGGCCTGGCATGGAGAGGCGCCCGGTACGTGAGGTAACCGGGCGCCTAGTGTGAGCTGCCCTCGTGCTGGCCTGCCCTCGTGCTGCCGCGGGCCGTGCGGCCAGCTGTCAGCCTGCCGAGCTCAGCCGGCGACCTTCGGGTATCGGCCGATCGGGCGGAAGCGCGGGCATGGGCACGTGTGGCCGGCGCAGATAGTGGGCGATCAGGTGACGGACGACTTCGGGCCGCAGGTCGCCGGCGACCTGGCCGAGCTCGGCCCAGTCGGATGCTGTGACACGGATAGTAACCGTGTCCATGGGTTCCCTGTAGCGGCGTGGCCTGGCCATGGCTTGCCCTCTGTCCGTGACGGTTACGTGTCACGGCGCAGAGTACCGCTGAACTGCGCGGATAGTCAATTCTGGGGCACGGAATCCCTTGTATTTCGCGTCACGAAACGATAGGGTTTAGCTATGTCAGCAAGCTTCGTTATCGCCATCATTGGCGCCGTCATCATCGCCCGGTTTGCGGCCCGTGTCCGCGGCCAGGCCAGGAAGCGTGGCCGGCGATGATCACCGTACGCCGCGCGCTGCGGGCCGCTAACGCTGTGATGCCTAAATGGCTGGCCGTCGTGTTTACCGCATGCCTGGTCATACCGGGCCCGTTCGATGAGATAGCCGCGCTGGTCGTCGTCGTGTTCCTCTGCGCCGTCCAGCCGATCAGGTTCCGCCGTGCCCGGTCAGCGTGGCGCGGCGGGAAGTCTCACCGTGCCAGCGATGACGGCCGCGGCGTATACCTGCCGGAATCGCTGCTACTGCCCGCGGGCACGCCGGGCGCCTATGCGCTCAACCGTGACGCGTGGATAGCTACCGGCGACATATCGGCACTGCTGGCCATGATCGCAGCTACCGAGCTAACCGAGGTGACCGCATGAATCTGACCATGGACCAACTGGCATCCGCGGCCGGCTACATCACCCGTAATTGGGGCGACCATCACTATCGGGTGGAAGCTATCGAGTCGCCGACGCACGCTGTCAGCGTGTTTTCTGTCGTCTGTTCTGACGGCGCCCGATTCAGCATCGCAGCTGACAAATGGGGAAACGTCCGTCACTTGCCGGACAACCCGGCCCGTGCCGCGGAATCGGTTCGCGACATGCACCAGATGGCGGTCACGCCATGAGCTGGCGCATTTCCTGGCCGCGGCCGGCGAATCGCTGGCCTACCGGGGCGACCGTAGCGAATACGCCGGCGAATACACCGGCGACCAAGCGGAATGGCTGGCCGCCGAGCATGAACGGCTAATCAGCTTTACAGGCTACGGCGCGTAACGCGCGTCACTCACCAGACACAACTAGCTAAGGGGAAACAGTCATGCGTATTACCGTCAACCGTAACGAGCTCGCGAACGCGCTTGCATGGACAGCCCGCGGGATCGCCAAACGTACTTGCGTGCCCATCCTGGGCGGTGTTCGGCTCGAAGTGACCAGCGGCAAACTCGACTTGGGTGCGTTCGATTACGAGATGTGCGCGCAGTCTGCTGTGTTCGGCGAGTCGGCCGGCGATGGCGTTATCCTGGTGGACGGCGCGCAGCTGTCCACTGCTG